TGGCATGAGAGTGCGTAGCAATGAAGAGATGCGTGATAGATATCGAGACGAAGCTATTGGCTACGGCACCGCTGCTGCTGGTTTGGCTGCTGGTCCTCTGCGTGCTTTGGCAGGCACCGCAGCTAAGAAGTCATCTGATAAAATGACAGATGAGCTTAAGAAGCGTATGTCGCGTGAAGAGCCCAAAGGCGATGTTGGTGTTGAAATTAAGCCTGCTGTGTTTAGGCGTCTTAGAGAAGAAGCCAAAGACCCTCTTGAAGGACGTCGTGTTGGCGATGTGTCTAAGGAGTTGAAGGAGCAGGCTAAGAGAGAAGCTGAAAGAGCCGCTACAAAGCGTGCAACACAGTTTAGAAGCCGCACTGCCGATAGAATGGATGGCTTTGCCAAAGGTGGTTTGGCTAAGAAGAAAAGGAAGAAATAATGCCTGCAAAGAAGTTTATGCCTTGTGAAGATTGTCCCAACCCCGCTGCTTGCAAGAAAGCAGGGAAGTGCATGATGACGTCTAGCAAGGCTAAGAAGCCTCAACGAGGCGGTAAGCAAGCCTTAGCCATTATGGTGGCTGTTGGTGTGCCTAAGAAGGGAAAGAAATAATGGCTACGAAGAATCCTGTCAAAAAGGCTAAGGAAAAGTTGAAGGAGTCTGCGGCAGGTTCTGGTAGGCGTTTTGGTGAAGAGAAGCCTGTTCAACGTAACGTTAGAAGCAAAGGCCCTAAGCCCAATCGCTCTCCTGATGAAAGCAATGCCAACAGATGGGCTGCTGATGTTAAAGAAGACGTTGTCAAGTCGCAGAAGACAGACATTGAGAGACTTCGTAAAGGCATCAGCGGTAAGGCCAAGGAAGGTCTTACACAGGCCCAGGCAGACTTTGGTAGAAAGCAGACAAAGGCATCGGCTGTTAGAGGTGCTCTTCGTACTGCCAGTAGATTAGGCTATCTTGGTGGCGCTGCTGGTGCAGGCTATCTTGCTGGAGACACTGCTAAGCAGCTTTATGACAACGCTAAAGAAGGCAGGCAGCGTCGTCGTATGCAAGAGGAATATGAAAAAGATTTGGACAAGCAACGTGACATCATGGACAGAGAAGATGTCATTGGCCTGCGTAAAGGCGGCATGGTAAAGAAGGGAAAGAAGTAATGGAAACAGCATCGAAGAAGAAGCCGGTGAAGCAGCCGTCAAAGACAAAGCCTACAAAGGCTGAGAAGCCTGTCTACACCTTTGACGACACGAAGAACAACACCTCCAGCAAAGCTGCTAAGGAAGCCATTAGAGAGCTTCGTGATGCAGAGATGCGTCGTAAGATGGGTGAGCGCTATGACGAAATCGTAGGCAAGCCTGAGATGGCTAAGGGTGGTGCTGTTCAGAAGAAGATGTCTAAGGTGATGGGTGAGTACAAAGCAGGAACGCTTCGTAGTGGCGGTACAGGCAAGGCTGTGAAGAACCCCAAGCAAGCCGTTGCCATTGGGTTGTCTGAAGCTCGTCGTCTGAAGAAATAATGAGCGTCACGAGCTACCCAGCGCTAGTACGCTTAGACGACTATGGCAACATTGTTCGTATCGGCGGTACTAGCGCTGATGCTTTTGGTCGCGCTCGGGTTAGTGCTCCGTTCACGCTTTTCGACAGCCAAAACAGATATGCAAAGAGTGATGACTTTGATGAGTCTGTATCTGGTAGCGCTACTGTCACTTATTCTGCTAATGAATCTACTGTTCTCCTTAATGTCACCAGTGCCAGTGGAGATGAAGTAGTTAGAGAAACAAAGAGGGTGTTTTCATATCAGCCTGGTAAGTCTTTGCTGGTGATGAACACCTTTGTCATGCCTACAGCAGAAGCTAACATGCGTTGTCGTGTTGGCTATTTCAGCACACAGAACGGTGTCTATTTTGAACGCAGCGGCATTACATTAAACATTGTTAGACGCACCTACACCAGTGGTAGTGTTGTCAATAACGCTGTAGCACAGGCAAGTTGGAACGGCGACAAGCTCGATGGCACAGGTCCATCAGGGCTCACCATTGACGTTACAAAGTCGCAGATATTCTGGCAAGATTTTGAGTGGCTCGGTGTTGGTAGCGTACGCACTGGCTTTGTTATCAACGGCTTGTTCATTGTCTGCCACACGTTCAACAACGCTAACAATCTTGCACTTGTCTACATGACAACGGCTGTGTTGCCTATTCGATATGAAATCACTAACACAGGCGCTTTAGCTGGCAGCAGGACAATGAAGCAGATTTGCTCCACCGTCATCAGTGAAGGTGGATATGAGCGTAAGACAATTTTACAGACAGCTAGGATGTCTTCGACGGGTACAGTGAGTACAACATTGGTGCCTTTGGTGTCGTTGCGTCTTGACCCCAGCAGGCTTGATGCTGTTGTCCTTCCAGACGGCTACAGAGTGTTGCCTATTGCGTCATCGTCTACAACGTTTGAAATACAGCTTGTGAAGAACGCTACGCTAACAGGAGCAAGCTGGGCTCAGACGACGTCTGACAACGTTGAATTTGATGTGTCTGCTACGGCCATTAGTGGTGGCACTGTTGTTGACAGCCTCTACACACAAGAGTCTAACCAAGTGTCTGCTGCTGTTAGTAACAACCAAGACTACAATTTTGATATGCAGTTTGGTAGGACGTTGGCGGGTGTCAGCGACATCTACACCATTGCTGCACGCACTCTTAGCGGCAATCAATCAGCAATAGCAACATTCTCATTCTGGGACTTGACATGACCAACGGAAACAAGAATAGAAGTGTAGGCAAGGTGTTGACAGGCAGTGTTGCTGATGTCTATGTCGTCCCTGCTGCCTTCAAAGCTGATGTTGAAAGCATTGTCATTGTCAACACCAGCAACAGTGTTGTCAAATTTGATTTGAATTGGTATCAGGCAACAACGACAACATCATATGCCATTGCTAACGATGTTGAGTTGAAGCCAAACAGCCTTTTGCAGCTAACCAATTCGTTGTACTTGGACAAGAACGACAAGATCACTGGATTAGCTTCCATTGCTGACATAGTAACAGTGAGTGTTAGAGTACGCGAATACTTCGCAGAAAGGTTGTAGAATGTTTACATCATTGCTTCTTGTTTGTGTTTTAGGTACAGATAAGTGTGAGTTGATGAAACGAACCGATAACAAAACCTACCAAACAATGGAGCAATGTTTGGAAGCAACGGCTGTTGATGCTAAACAATTGTATGAGTATTTAGCTGCTAAAGGCGTATACACCCAAGTTGGTTTCAAATGTGAAGAGGACAAAAACAGTATATGAGCAAAAGAGAGCTAACAGAACAGCAACGCAAGTTCATTGAGGTGTTGTTCACCGAAGCTGGTGGCAACCCTGCAAAGGCTAAAATCTTGGCTGGTTACAGCGAGAACTATCCTACGAAGACATTGATGTCTGGATTGAAAGAGGAAGTCATTGAAGCAACGCAAATGTACATCGCTATGCACGCACCGAAGGCGGCTATGGCTGTCATTGGCGGCATTGATGATCCTACACAGCTAGGCATGAGAGAGAAGCTCAAAGCTGCTCAGGACATGCTTGACAGGGCTGGTGTTGTAAAGACAGAGAAGGTTGAGGTAACAGCGCCCTCTGGTGTGATGGTGTTGCCTCCGAAGGATAATGGATAAGCATTTGCTGTGACATCAAATGAGCGTGACTTAGGCGCTTGGATTCTTCCTCAACCGATAGAAAAGAGTAGGTATGTTGCAATACCAAAGTTGGCTAATGTTCGCGTTATACCTTTTGGTTATAGAGTGGATGATGTTGATGAAAACCTACTCCAACCTATCCCTAAAGAACTTGATGCTCTTGAGCTTGCAAAGAAATACGTAAAACAATATTCGTACAAACAAGTAGCAGCATGGCTGTCAAAAGAAACAGGAAGAAGCATTAGCGAAGATGGTTTACGACAACGCATACGTAGAGAACAGGAACGGGGAAAACGTCATAACTACTATCGATCCCTTGCCCGCAGATACAAAGAAGCGCTCGAGGCCATCGAGAGGTACGAAGACAGGCTCGGTAAAGAAGAAAAAACCAATTTCTTCGCCTCAGATTATTACGTCTCCATCAAAGACAAAGGAGCTAAGCTCTTACACACTTGATGTTCCTGAGGAAGTGAAGGAACAAAATGTTGTCTTCACACCCAATCCAGGACCTCAGACGGCTTTCTTAGCCGCTGCTGAGAGAGAAGTGTTGTTCGGGGGCGCTTCGGGTGGCGGGAAGAGCTATGCCATCTTGGCAGATCCTCTTCGTTACATCTCTCATCCGCAGTTTTCAGGGCTTTTGCTTCGACATACAACGGAAGAATTGAGAGAACTCATCTGGAAAAGCCAAGAACTCTATCCAAAAATCATTCCCGGCATCGTTTGGAGTGAAAGAAAGATGCAGTGGGTTGCTCCTGGTGGAGGCAGATTGTGGATGTCCTATCTTGACAGAGATGAGGATGTGTTGCGATATCAGGGACAAAGTTTCTGCGTAGAAGAGAACACGCCTGTGGCTTTGTCTGATGGCTCTTTCATCCCCATGAAGGAGCTTCGTGTTGGGGATGAAGTAGCCACATTAGAGGGAAGCAGTAAAATAGTTTTTAAGTCACCACTTCTTCAGAAGAAGTGTGTTCGCGTTGAAATCTACTCCGCTGACGGACGTTTGCTCTCTGTTCAGCTTCAGCCGTATACTCATCCCATAGCCCTGCTTTCTTCAAAGCCTTTGTTATCGTTTGACGATTTGTATCAAAACGCTGAGCAACTGCTGTCATCCCCTGTTCAATGGCTAGCTTTTGAACATATTCAATCTGATTGTCAAGAAAACCAGGGCTCTTCCGTTTCTTCAGTAGGTGGTCAAAGCGGTTGTAAAGAGTCTGAGCATGACATCCAAGAAGATCAGCGGCTTCCTTTGTTGTTCTTCCCTGCAATGCTTCACGGACCTGTTCTTCAGTCAAGTGAAGACCATGTTGCCACTCAATGTTATACATCTTGCAAATCTTTGCCACAGTCGTTGGACTCATGTCAATACTTGCAAGAGTCTTCTTTGGATCAGCAGCAGCTTGACGAATTCGATCAATCGCATAAGGATCGTAGCAAAGCTGTACATCTTCATAGCGATGGTGATGTGCAAGATGCTCAGACTGAGAAGCAAACAACTGAAGGTTGGAAATGTCGTTGTTTGCTTTGTTCTTATCGATATGGTGGACGACTTCTTTGCGAGAAAGAATCCGATCAATGCTCCTCTCCATCACAAGACGATGCTGAGCAACCAGACCATGACAAGTTCCGTGCCGATGGTAAGGGTTGTACTCAAGAATGTAGCCAGTACCGGCTTTCTTGGTATAACCACCCCTATACCAAAGAGCAGCGGCGTCTAAGAGTTCCTGCGAAATTGGGTTTTGTCCGTTTTGTTCCATTAGAAAATCCTTTCTGTAATGTTTACGACCTCACTGTCTATGAGTGTAATCATTATATCACCTTTGGAGGAATTGTCAATAAGAACTGTTGGATTGGTTTTGACGAACTAAGCCAATGGGCAACCCCTTTCGCATGGAACTACATGCGTTCGCGTCTTCGTACAACAGCACCTGACCTGCCTGTGTACATGAGAGCAACAACTAACCCAGGAAGTGCCGGTCACTCTTGGGTGAAAAAGATGTTTATTGACCCGGCACCTTATGGTCAGCCTTTCTGGGCAACAGACATTGATACAGGTCAGGTACTTAGCTATCCAAGAGGACATAGCAAAGAAGGACAACCTCTCTTTAAGCGTCGTTTTATCCCTTCAAAGCTGTCAGATAATCCATATCTGTACTCTTCAGGCGACTACGAAACCATGTTGTTGTCGCTTCCGGAGCAACAACGTCGTCAACTTCTTGATGGTGACTGGGATGTTGCTGAAGGTGCCGCGTTTCCTGAGTTTAAGAGAAGCGTTCATGTCGTTGATTCCTATGACATTCCTCATGATTGGCCTAGATTTAGAGCCTGTGACTACGGATATGGAAGCTGGTCTGCTGTTTTGTGGTTTGCTGTAGCTCCAGATGAGTCACTAATAGTGTACAGAGAGCTATATGTCACTAAAGTGCTTGCAGAAGACTTGGCAGAGATGGTGTTGAACGCTGAAGACGGTGAAAAGATACGTTATGGTGTTCTAGACAGCTCTACATGGCATAAAAGAGGCGACACAGGTCCTTCCATTGCTGAAAGAATGATAATGAAAGGCTGTCGTTGGCGTCCTTCTGACAGAAGTGCTGGTAGTAGAGTGTCTGGTAAGAACGAAATACATCGACGTCTTCAGATAGATTCCTTCACAGAGCGTCCGCGTATTGTCTTTTTCAGCAACTGTGTTAAAACTATTGCTGAACTACCAACAATACCTCTAGATAAGAAGAATCCAGAGGACATTGACACCAACATCAACTTTGATCACGGATATGACGCATTGAGATATGGTGTAATGTCAAGACCGAGGAGTAAAAACATCTTTGACACTAATACATCGGGGCAGAGCGGCTTCGCTCCAGCATCGAAAGTTTTTGGATACTAGGACACTATGGCAAAAAACATCGACACACCCTTCACTGACGACAAAGCCATTGGCTTGCCTGACAGCACTGATGCTGTTCAGGACACATTCAAGCCTACAACGCTAGCCCGTCACATTGAAGAGCGCTTTCAGCGTTCTAAGACGGCTCGTCGCTTTGATGAAGATCGTTGGTTGCGTGCCTATACCAACTACAGAGGCATCTATGGCCCTGACACCAAGTTCACTGAAGCAGAGAAGAGCCGTGTCTTCCTGAAGATTACGAAGGTAAAGACTCTGGCAGCATACGGACAAATCACCGAGGTGCTGCTGGCTAACAACAGCTTCCCGTTGTCTGTAGAGCCTACAACGCTACCAGAAGGCGTTGCAGAGCACGTTCACATTGATACCAACCCCCAGGCTGCACAAGGCCAACAAAGCGCTCCTGAGCCCGATTTAGGGGCTCTGTTTGGCTATAAGGGAGACGGCAAAGAGCTTCCTCCTGGTGCAACCCCACAGAGCCTTATGGAGCGTCTTGGTCCTCTGAAGCAATCGCTTGAGGGCTTGGATGTCAAGGAAGGGGCAGGACAGACACCAACCTCCATCACCTTCAGCCCTGCAATGGTAGCGGCTAAGAAGATGGAGAAGAAGATTAAGGACCAACTTGAGGAGAGTGGTGCTAGCAAGCATCTGCGTGCTACAGCGTTTGAAATGGCGTTGTTTGGCACAGGTGTTATGAAAGGCCCCTTTGCTGTAGACAAAGAATATCCCAAGTGGAACACTGATGGTGGCTATGAACCCATCATCAAAACGATGCCGCAAACGTCTCATGTCAGCATATTCAATAGCTATCCTGATCCAGATGCTACCAACATGGACGAATGCGGCTACTTTATCGAGCGTCACAAGCTGAGTAAGTCTCAGTTGTTAGCTCTAAAGAAGCGTCCAATGTTCCGTAACAAAGTCATTGACAACCTCATTAACGAAGGACCAAACTACATCAAGGAATGGTGGGAAGACGATCTCAATGACTATTCTCCCGTTGCTGAAGTGGAACGATGGGAAGTGTTGGAGTTTTGGGGCTCTGTTAATGTTGAGATGTTGGAAGAGAACGACATTGATGTTCCCAAGGAATTGAAGGACGCTGTCGAAGTTCAAGCCAACATCTGGTATAGCCAAGGCAAGGTGATTAGGCTTGTCATCAATCCGTTCAAGCCTGCCCGCATTCCCTACTATGCTGTGCCTTATGAACTCAATCCATACTCGTTCTTTGGCGTTGGTGTTGCTGAGAACATGGACGATAGTCAGACGTTGATGAATGGCTTCATGAGGTTGGCTGTGGACAATGCTGTGCTGTCTGGCAATCTGGTGCTGGAGGTGGACGAGACCAACCTTGTGCCCGGCCAAGACTTCACTGTATATCCAGGTAAGGTGTTCCGTCGTCAAGGCGGTGCTCCAGGTCAAGCCATCTTCGGAACACAGTTTCCTAACGTAGCTGCTCAAAACCTGCAACTGTTTGATAAGGCTCGTGTTTTAGCTGATGAGTCAACAGGATTGCCTTCGTTTGCACACGGACAAACTGGTGTCTCTGGTGTTGGTAGAACAGCCTCTGGCATCTCTATGTTGATGTCTGCTGCAAGCGGTAGCATCAAGACAGTGATTAAGAACGTTGATGACTATCTGCTGCGTCCGTTGGGTGAGTCCTTCTTCGCCTTCAACATGCAGTTTGATCCTACGCCGGATATTGTTGGTGATCTTGAGGTGAAGGCAAGAGGCTTAGAAAGCCTTGCTCAAAACGAAGTTAGAAGTCAGCGTTTGCTTCAGTTCCTCCAGATTGTTCAGAATCCTGTGTTGGCTCCTTTTGCGAAGATGCCATACATTGTCAGAGAAATTGCTAAATCTTTAGGTCTTGATGCCGATCTTGTATCTAACAACATGGACGAAGCGGCTAAGCAAGCCTTCCTGTTACAAAAGATGAATCCACCTACAGCGGCAGCTCAACCAACACCAGCAGGCGGCGCTCCGTCCCCGGCTGATATGACTGGCGGCGGTGGTGGAAATATTGGTGTAGGCGCTGCTGCAACACCCGGAGAACAAGGGTTCTCAGGCAATGCTGGTGGTCAAGGTGTTCCGGTAGAGATGCAGTAAAGAGGTCTACATTGACAACACCAGAAAAGCCGTGGCTTAAGAAGCTAACACGTATGACTGATACGCAGATGTGGGAAGCGTTTGACGACATGTTGAACTATTCCATTAGTCTGCAACATAAGAAGATGGAACAAAGTCATGAGCCTGTTGACATCTACAGAGCACAAGGCTTTATTCAAGCTCTCAAGCAGCTTAAGTATTTGAAGGAAGAGATACAACATGCTCAAACGCAGAAATAGCATCCCAGGCTTCCAAGAAGGAGGCATGAACGTCGATCCTGTCAGCGGCAACGAAGTGCCTGTCGGCTCTCTTCCTGAGGAAGTCAGGGATGACGTAGACGCTAAGCTGTCGCCAGGCGAGTTTGTTATTCCCGCTGATGTCGTTCGCTTCATTGGACTTGAGCGCTTGATGAAGATGCGTGATGAAGCCAAGAAAGGCATTCAACGCATGGCTGACATTGGTCAGATGGGCAATGCTGATGAAGTTGGTGAAGAGTCCAACAGCACCTATGAAGACGATGGCTTTGAGAGTGAGATTGATGACATCCTCGGTGAAGTGGAAAACGAGAACAACGGCGGTGATGTCGATGATCAGATGAAGATGGCCTTTGGCGGCTATGTCGGCAGCGGCACAGACTTGTCCAAGGCTCCTAAGAATCCTGCCTTTGATGTTCGCTATTACAAGAACAAAGAAGGTGCCACGATGTTCATTACGCACATCAATGGTAAGCCTATGACGCCTATTCCTGAAGGCTTCACTGCTGTGTCGTCTGAAGAGGCTATGAAGGTTGGTTCTGCTGCTGATGAGGAGAAGAAGAAGGCAGCGTCTACGACACAGCAAGAAAGCAGCTATGAAGGGATGCCCGGAGATCCTGGTACGTGGGAACAACAATCTGCTAGAAATAAAAAGCTCGACGAATATTTAACCAAAGCAGGATCTGCTCTGACAAAGGCGGTTGTACCTGGTGCTGGGTTGTTGACATTGGCTCAGAAAGCTGCTGGGTTGTTTATGGGACCAGAACGTCAAGGTCCATTAGCACCTGTTGAAACAAGAACACCTACGCCTGTGGGCGATATTGGAAGAGCGTTTTTAACTGAAACTTCTAAAATAAGTATGTCTGAAGCGGTCAAAGGAGATGCTTATTCTCAAGCTAAGGACTCTGGTCTATCTGATGAGGCTGCTTCTAGAGCCGCCGCCGCCGCTACTGAAGCCCTTAATAGAGGTCAAGACCCCGCCGTTGCTATTAACACAGGTGTTGTTGCTGGTGTTGCCTATCAGAATGATCTTGATAGTTTAATGGAAGCTAATCCATCTAGACCAAGTACAACAGCAAGCCCTGTGACAAGCCCAAGCGGTGGTAGTGCCTCTAGAGACATCTCAGGAGAACTTAATAGTGGTAACTATGACTATGGCGGCTCTTCTTATAGTGGCGATTCAGGCTTTGGCACAGGAAGTGACTACGGTAATCAAGACTACGGTTCCTTCTTTGCTAGAGGCGGCTTAGTAGCAAAGCGCCAATACCCTACCAAGAAAAAGAAAGGCAAAGGCATCGCCGCCTCTAAATAACCTACAATAGCAAGGCTAGCTCTGGAGCGTCCTAACTAGCCATTAACAAAAAGACGCATTGTTGGCTACCTATTTCCCCAGCCTATGCTGGCTACAGATAGCCCCAAGTTAAGGAAAGTATATGTCTACAGAAGTTGTTATCCCTCAGACGGTTAAAGTGGCCCCCTTTTCTATGCGGCGTAATACACACGAAGACCGCATCAAGAAAGATGAAGAAGAGCTTGAAGCGCTTCAGAAGCAATATGCAACAGAAGAAACAACCAAGGCTGCTGCTACAGATGAAGACGGAGAAGAGCCTACATCTGCTGAAGAAAAGACATTCAAGAAGCGCTATGGCGATTTGAGGCGTCATTCACAGAAACAACAGACAGAGCTTCAGACTCAGATTGATGAGCTTAGAAAGCAACTGGAAGCAACAACAAAGAAGGAAATCAAGCTGCCTAAGAGTGAAGCAGAACTCAATGCTTGGGCAGAGCAATATCCTGATGTCTACAAAATTGTAGAAACCATTGCCATCAAGAAGGCTAAGGAAACATCAAGCTCGTTAGAAGAACGGATGCGTAAAGTTGATGAGATGGAACATCAAGCTCAGCGACAAAAGGCTGAAGCAGAACTGATGCGTCTACATCCAGACTTCGACACCATCCGCGAAGATGATGAATTCCATAATTGGGTAGAAGAACAACCAAAATGGGTGCAGCAGGCTCTGTATGAGAACGACAACGATGCCAAGGCTGCGGCACGCGCTATCGATCTGTACAAGGCTGATAAGGGCATTGCCAAGGCTAAGAAGGCCGATAGTAGAGGCGCAGCTATGGCTGTCAACACACGCGCTGGTAAGACTGCACCAACTACGGAAGCGTCTGATGGAGTGATTTACGAAAGTCAAATCCAGAAGATGAATGACAAAGAATTTGAAGCCAACATGGAAAAGATTGAAATGGCACGCAGAGCAGGCAAGATTGTCTATGACATGAGTGGCGGCGCTCGGTGATGTTGACATTGGAGTGAAATTGTGATTTAACGTGTTAGCAGCATCTTTCCGTGTAACAACACCAACGAAGATGCTCTACATCTTGTGTCGTATTGAACGATGTTCGTCGTACACTCTAGGAGCTTAGCCGTTACTGAGCATGTTGCTATAGAGACATGTTTGTGACCACCTAATGCGAGTAGACCCGAAAGAATAAGGAGATACGTTAGCCATTATTAAGGAGAAATCAAATGGCGTTCAGTTCAGCTTCTGGATATACAAATTTAAGTAATGGTAATTGGTCGCCAATTATCTACAGTAAAAAAGTACAACTCGCGTTTAGGAAATCTTCGGTCGTTCAAGCGATCACCAACTCCGAATATTTCGGAGAAATCTCCAACATGGGGGATTCAGTTAAGATCGTTAAGGAGCCCGAGGTCAGCGTTCAAGCGTATGCACGCGGCACTCAAGTGACGGCTCAAGACCTTGATGACAGCGATTTCACGCTGGTTGTCGATAAGGCCAACTACTTCGCGTTTAACACTAACAGACGCATTTGAGAGTAATCTCATCTAAATAACTGGGTGAATTGCTGGAAAACCTAAATAAAGTGTTGACAACTACTTCGATCATGATATACCATCGACATAACCGATGGAGGTCATATGAAGAAGTGTTCCAAGTGTAACGAAGAAAAAGAACTAAGCGAGTTTCCTAAAACCAAGACAAACAAAGACGGCTACTCTTATCTTTGCTTCCAGTGCAACAGAGAAACTTGTAGAAAGTACCGACAAGAAAATTCTGAAACCTACTACAGGAATCAGAAACAAAAGAGACAAGAAGAGCCGACGTTTGTAGCACAACTCTTGTACGCAACTAAAACAAGAGCACAGAAGAAGAAGTTAGATCACACACTGACTTTTGACTTCTTGCTAAAGTTGCTAAAAGAATCAGAATACAAGTGTGCTGTAACAGGTCTTGAAATGAATCTCAAAACAGATTCTAGGAAGAAAGCTAATTTGTTTAAGTGCTCCTTAGATAGAATTGACTCTACTAAGGGATACACTGAAGACAACGTTCAATTTGTCTGCTGGGCTGTGAACCAGATGAAAGCAGACAAAACAGAAGATGAATTAAAGTTTTGGACAGAAACACTTTACAAGGCAATCAGCAGCCAAGCATAGACCGAAAGGTCTTTGAAGGTTCAACGACTAGGATATACCGCCCTACGGGGAGATGAAATCCATACGCTCAAGTGAGCGGAAGCGCCCAGCCCCTGATAAGTCAGGGTGATGATATAGTCTACTCTGCATTGAAAAATGCAGCAGCTTGAATAAAGCGGGTAAGGATTAACGACCCTTGCTGAATATAAAGGTAAAGTTGACGACATCGAAGCAACTCAGTCGCACATCAATTGGATGTCTTTGGCATCTGATCGTGCTGCCTATCGCTTGAAGGACCAGTTCGACCAAGACGTTCTCGGCTACCTCGCTGGTTATCAACAGTCTGTGTTGCATGGCAGCGCCGACACCGCCCGCACTACCTTCCCTGGTACGAAGGCTGTTTCGACTGCTGGTAACGACGAACTGTTGACGACGATGAAGCTCATCAAGAGCTCGTTTGGCAACATCACCACAGCCAGCGCCGGTGATCATTCGATTCCCATTGCAGCGCGTCTGCCTGGGGTCACGACGATGCCGACTGATCTGGTGTCGCCGTTGATGATCATTGCTCGTATGTCGCGTCTGTTGGATCAACAAAACGTTGACACCAATGGTCGTTGGCTTGTGGTTGATCCGGTGTTCGTTGAAGTGCTGAAGGACGAAGACAGCCGTCTTCTGAATGCAGACTTCGGTGGCTCTGGTCTGCAAAACGGTCTTCTGTTGAACAACCTGCACGGCTTCAAGGTCTATGTGTCGAACAACCTGCCGAAGGTTGGCACTGGCCCGGGTACGACAGGCACGGCTAACCAGAACAGCAACTTCGGTGTCATCGTTGCCGGTCACGACAGCGCTGTTGCCTCTGCTGAGCAGATCAACAAGACTGAGACCTATCGCGATCCGGACTCGTTTGCTGACATTGTTCGTGGTATGCACCTCTATGGTCGCAAGATTTTGCGTCCTGAGGCTCTGACCACGGCCAAGTACAACGTGGCCTAATCTTGGTTTAATGTCTAAGACGCCCGACACCTCTGCACTTTTGTGTACGTGTCGGCTTTCTAGACTAAGAAGACTAATAACCATCTCAAACAATTTGAAAGGAAACCATAATGGCTACTATTGATCTCTCTAACGGCTTAGGCGGCGCTCCTCGTCCGGTGCGTTCGCTTACGAACATTCCGTATTTCGTTGAGCAAGAAATTGACTGGGCTGTTGCAGCCACTACTAAGGCATCTGCTCTGGCTGCTGCTGACGTCATTGAAGCTATCGATGTTCCCGCGAACACGATGGTGCTCAATGCTGGCATCGAAGTCACTGCTGTTGCTACTGGCGAGTCCAACGACAACACCCTTGATCTTGGCATCACTGGTGTTGACGCTGACTGCTTCGTTGACGGCTTTGACCTTGACGCTGCTGCTGCTGGTGCTTATGCACAGAACGCTGCTGCTTATCAGCCGCTGATTGTTGGCGCTACTGCTGACACCATCGACGTTCTCATTGCCACTGCGACCACTGCCCCCACTGGCGGCAAGATTCGTGTGTGGGCGCTGTTGTGCAACATCGATGCTAAGCCCGCTCCTGGCGGCGTTGACCGCGACACACTGGCTTAAGCTGGTATAACGGGGGAGTCGGGACAGACCTGTCCTGTCTCCCCTTTTTGTTTTCTAAGGAACTGATATGCCCATCACACAAGCTATGTGCAATTCGTTCAAGACTGAGTTGCTTGGTGGCACTCACGATCTTGACACCGACACCATCAAGATTGCTTTGTTTACAAGCTCTGCTACTCTTGGTGCTTCTACAACAGCCTATTCCACTTCTAACGAAGTGTCTGGTACAGGCTACACCGCTGGTGGCAATACGCTGGCTGGAGCAACCATTTCGTTGAGTGGCTCCACTGCCATTGTTGATTTTACTGACACAACCTGGTCCAGTGCCACCATCACTGCCAGAGGCGCTCTCATTTACAACAGCAGCAAGGCCGACAGAGCCATTGCTGTTCTTGACTTTAGCAGCGACAAGTCCAGCACCAATGGTGACTTCACTGTTGTGTTCCCTGCTGCTGACGCTTCTAACGCCATCATCCGCATTGCTTAATTGCTATGAAGATTGACTTCTCCTTCGACACTCCTCACGGCAAGTTTGCCGACGCGCTTCATCTGCCTGATGACCACGGCTTCAGCGAAGCTGAAATCCAGGCGATGAAGGAGCAACGTCGAGACAACTGGATTGCTGTGGTGACAGCTCCGCCTGTTGAGGCTGAGCCTGAGTACATTGAGATCGACGGTGTTCGCTACGTGAAGGCGTAAGAGATGGCTGACAGGTTTTGGCGGGGTGGAACTGCGGCGTGGGATGGCACAGCAGGCACTAAATGGGCCGCTACAGTAGGCGGCGCTGGTGGTGCTTCTGTGCCTACCAGTGCTGACGACGTTTTCTTTGACGCCACCTCCTCCGGCACCTGCACCATCTCCAGCGGAAACACCGGTGCCAAGTCCATCAACTGCACTGGGTTTACGGGGACGTTGGCGGGTAATGCCGTCATTATCGTCTCTGGTAGCGTTACTCTAGTGGCGGGGATGACGTTTACTTACAACGGTACGATGACGCTGAATGGTACAGGAACCTTGACCAGCGCAGGCAAGACGTTTGGTCCTGTTAATATCAGTGGTAGCGGCATCACTGTGACATTGGGGGATGCACTGACGTCTTCTAATCAAATCACAATAACACAGGGTATATTTGACACTGCAAACTATAATATTACAGCTTCCGTTTTATCCTCAAGTAATTCAAATATTCGAACAATCACCTTTGGATCTTCTACTGTTACACTAAGTTCTGCAAGCCAAGCTGTAAATTTTTCAACTAATACAAATTTAACTTTTAATGCAAACACTTCTTCTATTGTTCTTTCTGGTGCTGGAGCAACGATAACGGGAGGAGCCACTAGTGGAACTGGGGTTACATTTTATAACGTATCCACTACATCTACCGCAGTAAACACTTTTTTAATCCAATCAATCAACACCTTCAACAATCTGACCATTACCGCGCCATCATCTGCCGGTGTAGTTCAAGTCACCTTCGACTCCCGCCAGACCATCAACGGCACCCTGTCCACCAGCGGCACCGCAGGCAACCGCAGAGTCTGGTTCCGTGCAAACACCTACGGCATCGCCCAAACCCTCACCATCAACGCAGCCCCGAGCCTGACCGACGCAGACTTCCGAGACCTCTACGTCATCGGCACAGCCGCGCCCATCAGCGGCACTCGTGTTGGCGACCTGCGTGGGTGCAGAGGCATCACCTTCGACACGCCGAAGACGGTGTACTGGAACCGTGCTGCTGGCGGCAACTGGTCTACGGACTCTTGGGCTGCAAGTTCTGGTGCTGGTGTCAGCACAGACAACTTCCCATTGGCGCAGGATACCGCTGTCATCGAGAACACGGGGCTGAATACATCGGCTACGGTGACATTTGATTCTGCAGTCCAGTACACAGGCACAGTTACGATGTCTACGCGCACAAACGCGATGACGTTGAGTCTAACTTCTGGATACGCGATCTACGGTAACTGGACGAATGGGTCAGGAACCGCGTTTGGCGGCGCTGCGACACAAACTTTTTCCGGTCGAAATACACAGACTATTACCAGCTCCGGTAAGTCTTTCCCAGTAGCCATCACCGTCGACTCCTACGGCGGCTCTGTCGAACTCGCCGACGCGCTGAACATCAGTGCCCTCACCATCACCAACGGCACCTTCGACACCAAAAACTACAACGTCACCGCAGGCTCTCTGTCGTCCAGCAACAGCAATGTTAGGGCGATAGCGCTGGGGTCGAGTACGGTGACGTTAAGTTCAATTACTCCTGTTGCATTCTCAAACTCTGCCAACCTTAGTTTTAACTGCGGAACTTCACAAATAAATTTAACTTCAACAGGCAATACAGATTTTTCTGGTGGAGGAATGACTTTTAACAATGTTAGTGTTACGGACACAACAGCTAGAAATAAAATTTTTAGTCAAACAAACACCTTTAACAATCTAACAATTTCTCCGACAGCCTCTGCCGGTTTGATGTCGCTACTGTTTAATAATGATCAAACTATTACAGGTACGCTCACCGTTGCTGGGGCCTCTCCCGTCCGGCGTGTGTTTGTCTACTCCAATCCTCTCGGCACCACCCGCACCCTCACCGTAGGCACGCTGTCGGCCACAGACTGCGACTTCCGCGACATCACCATTGCTGGCACTGCTGCTGGCTCATCGCCTACCCGTGCAGGTGATTGTGGCGGCAACAGCGGCATCACCTTCCCTGCGGCCAAGACCGTCTACTGGAATCTTGCAGGCACGCAGAACTGGTCTGCTACGGCTTGGGCGCCAAGCTCTGGCGGCACGCCTGACATCAATCAGTTCCCGTTGGCTCAGGACACGGCTGTGTTTGACAACACAGGCAGCGCAGGGACGGTGACGATAGATCAGGCTTGGAACATTGGTACGTTCGATGCTTCTGCACGGACAAGCGCGATGACGTTGACCACCGGAAGTAATACTCCGTTTGTCTACGGCGATTGGAAATTTGGCACAGGAGTGACGTCGTCTAGTACAGCAGGTACGATTACGTTTGCCAAACGCGGCACACAGACGATCACCAGCAACGGTATTACGTTTGGGTGTCCTATCACTGTTGACGCTATTACAGGTATTGTCCAGCTTGTTGATGCGTTGTCCCTCGGTTCCACAAGAGAGTTTACACTAATATCTGGTACGTTTGACGCTGTGTCATATAGCGTTACTATTGCCGCTTTTCTTTCGGCAGGCTCAACTGCCAGGACTTTAAAAATGGGTTCCGGCGCATGGACGCTGGCGTTGGGCGGGACGGTTTGGGACGTCGGTACTAGCGCAACTAATTTAACCTTTTACAAAGGGACCGCCGACATATTTCTTTCTAATACTACTATTTCTTCTAGAGGTTTTGTCGGCGGCAACCTCTCCTATAACAAACTTACTATTGGTGGAACCACAGGTATATCTAGTTTTAACATTTCCGGCAACAACCAATTTACCGAGCTTGCTTCGACCAAAACTGTAGCTCATACCATATCCCTTGGCACCACAACCCAGACCTTCGGCAAGTGGACGGTGACGGGCACAGTCGGGAATGTTGTCACCCTGACCGGCACAGGCACCAACCATGTCCTGGCAGGTGCGGCCACATCAGGTATCGACTACCTTGCGATGGGTAGCATCGGCTTTGCTGCCACAAGCCCTGGCGAGTTCTACGCAGGCGCCAACAGCACAGGCACAGCAGCAGCGCCTGTCTACCGCACAGCCAAGCCCGCCGATAGCACGCGCTATTGGGTTGGTGGTACAGGCAACTGGAGCGACACGGCACGCTGGTCTACGTCGTCTGGCGGCGCTTCTGGCGCTGCTGTGCCTCGCAGCCATGATGATGTTGTCTTTGACAGC